TGTCACAATAAGCACAAGAAGACTGTTGACTACTACCTGACCCGTGACGACAAGCTAAGAGGAAAATAGTGATGCCGTCAATCGAAGAACGTATGGCCACTCTCGAGACCGAGTTCAAGTACCTCAGGGGGAAGATGTCCGAGATTGATGAACACAGCAAGGACAACGGAAAGCACATCAGGGAAATCAAGGACATCCTGTCCCAGGCATCCGGCGGATGGAAAGCCATCGCCTTGATCTCAGGCGTTGCAGCAACTCTTGGCGCACTCTTCGCCAAGATAGGCTGGCAGACCATCTTCAACTAAGGCTAAGTTCACAAGGAGGTTACATGACCAAGAAGCGCGCGTCGGAAGACGCACTAGGCGCTCTTCATGAAGCCCTCGCACAGCACATGCTCAACCTGTTGAACGCTGAGGAAGTGAAGGCCGCTGACTTGAACGTCATGCGCCAGTTCCTCAAGGACAACGGGATTGAGGTTGTGCCTAACAGTGGAAGTACTCTCGACAAGATTGTTGAGGTTCTCCCTGTGTTCGAGGACGACGAAGACCATGTACGACACTAAGACCATCAGGAAGGCTCGGAAGGATTTCCGGGTCTTCCTCTTCCTGCTCTGGAAGTTCCTCGGTCTCCCCGACCCAACGCCGGTGCAGTACGATCTCGCTTATTACCTACAGCACGGTCCCAAGAGGAAGTGCATCCTAGCCTTCCGTGGCGTTGGCAAGTCCTGGATTTGCGCTGCCTACGTCCTGTGGAAGCTGTGGAACAACAAGGATTGGAAGAACCTCGTCGTCTCTGCCTCGAAGGACAGGGCAGACGCCTTCTCCATCTTCACCAAGCGTGTCCTGATGGAGTGGCCTCTCCTTGCTGACCTTCGTCCGCAGGAAGGACAGCGTGACTCGGTCGTAGCGTTCGACGTGAACGGTGCAAAGCCGGATCAGTCGCCCTCGGTGAAGTCCATCGGCATTACCGGCCAGCTTACAGGCTCCCGTGCCAACACCATCGTGTCAGACGACGTGGAGGTGTTGAACAACTCTGCCACTGCTGACATGCGAGACAAGCTCAAGGAGCGCGTCAAGGAGTACTCGGCCATCATCAAGCCTGATCAGGCTGGTGTGGAGGAGAGCGAGATCATCTTCCTCGGCACTCCGCAGACAGAGGACTCCATCTACAACCATCTGCCTTCGACCTTCGACATCCGCATCTGGCCCGCCAGAGTGCCTACACCGAAGGAGAGGGAGTACTACGGCAACAAGCTGGCTCCCATGATCGTCAAGATGACGGACTATGGGAAGACCACAGACCCTCAGCGGTTCGACGATGCCGATCTGCTCATGCGTGAAGCTGAATACGGCAAGGCAGGCTTCACCTTGCAGTTCATGTTGAACACGCAACTCAGCGATCACCAGAAGTACCCGTTGAAGGTGCGAGACTTGGTGATCATGGACACGTCTCCATTCCGCGCTCCTATGGCTGTGGAGTGGATGCCTGACTACAAGAAGGAGATGAAGCACCTCCCCAACCTCGCCATGACAGGGGACAGATTCTACTCCTACGCTTCCATGAGTGAAGAGTTTGCAGAGTACACAGGTTCCGTCATGGCTATAGACCCCAGCGGTCGAGGCAAGGACGAAACAGGCTATGCAGTGGTCAAGATGCTCAACGGGTTTCTCTGGGTGAGACGATGTGGCGGTCTTCCCGGTGGATACGAGCCTGAGACGCTTAAGGCACTGGCTGCGATAGCAGCGGAAGAGAAGGTGAACCAGGTAATCATTGAGGCCAACTTCGGTGACGGTATGTTCACTGAGTTGATCAAGCCAGTGCTGACCAAGGTTCACCCGTGTGCCATCGAGGAGGTCAAGCACTCCCAGCAGAAGGAGCGGCGGATCATCGAGACCATCGAGCCTCTGATGCAGCAGCACAGGCTAATCTTCGACCAGAAGGTGATCCAGCAGGACTACGAGACAGCGAACCAGTACGAAGGTGACAGCAAGTTCACCAAGTCCCTCGTGTACCAGATGACCCGTGTCTGTTTCGACAAGGGAGCCTTGAAACACGACGACAGGCTGGACGCTCTGGCCATCGGCTGTGCCTATTGGGTACAGGCTGTAGCACAGGATGCAGACAAGGGCATCAAGACTGCCCGCCAGAAGGCCCTAGAAGCCGATCTGAAGCGTTTCCTGAAGAACGCTAGGGGTGGGAAGGGGGTAACTGACAAAGGCATTCTAGGGCGCTCCCAGAGGCTTGTAGGCAAGGGTGCCAGACTTGGCTGATTTCTGCGGTTTTTCCGATACCGGACCCACCAGAGTTATGCCCGGATGACATACCTATGTATACCCTCGGCTTAAAATCCAGATTATATACCTCTATACCCTCGACTAGTTGTAAATATGTCACACCTGTAGAGAGAGGGAGTACAGTGGTATGAAGTACGTAAGAATGAAGAGAACAACTGTGAACTATAGCCCACTAAGGGGAAATCACCCCTACGATGAGGACATGGTTTTCTGCCCTCAGTTGATAGTGGACGACATCATCCCTGAGGACACTGGGCTGATAGACCACGAGGGGAACAGGATCGTGAAAGTCCACGAGTGGGGGTTCCATCAGGACAATCAGGAAGCTGAGCCTTTCCGCGATCTCAGGTCTGGTATACCGGATGGGGCTTAAGCGCCGCCGGCGCGGCTTAGACAAAATGGGTGCAACGGGGTCAGACTGTTTGGCCGGTTTGCCGTGGCTGGTCCCGGTTGAGCGGTCTGACCTGTTGCGCCAAATGTTTTACCGCAAAAATCTGAGAAGGCATATCGTATAGCGGCCAGGCGAGTTACCCCCACGGGGGGCTATCTAAGCACGTAATTCCAGTCAATCCGCCTCGCCTTGGCGCGCCATCGTGACATTATTGACCGGGGAAACCTAGGCAAACCGCGAACGACCATCGGATATTGTAACCGATCTTAACCCGTCAGACTGCTCAACATGCGAACCGGCAAGATCTTAACGCTCGTTAATTTCTTGTCTGGTATTTATTCTTACACAACCCGCGCACCTCAACAGCGCACAACAGCCTTGCATAGGCATAACCAGTCAATCGTGCAAACCCTGCTTAGCGGCTTATCATCGCCAAGCCCGCTCTAAGGCGCTCGACACGAGCAATCGGCCTACCAAGCCGCTCCAGCGACGCTTCATGCAAACCACGCATAGCAGCTATGCACAGGCCGGCTTGCTAAGCCCCACAAGCGCAAGCGCCGCCGTCGCTTAAACCGGACAGAAACGCCACAAGCCATTGAAACTGCTAGACCTTTTTTGCCAATTTCTACCGCTCAAACCACTGTAAACCTAGGCTTATCATCATTCCAAGCCGCGCCAGCGGCGATCCAGAAACCGCAGAAATCAGCCATTCTTCACAACTGAAAAAATAACACTTGCAAAATCAATCCACCAGTGTACATTCACCTCATCGACGGCGGCCACCACGGACCGCCACAAGGGAAAGGACAGACGGGACGGAAAGGAAAGACGGGGCTTTGCCCGCCCCGCGGGTTGCGTGAATGATCGGCCGCGCAATCTAGTACAAGCGATCAAAACGCCGGACCCAATAGCGGGCGATGGTGGACGCGAACGACGGCCGCATAGGATGAGCCGCAATCGTTCTCTAGTGAAGCCTTAGCAATGAAGCGCGAAGGCATAACTAGACGCTATCGAGGGGCAGGCAATGCATGTTGTGCAGCCAAGTCCAAGGCCGGCGAAAGGTCCGAACGGTTTCCGGTGCAATGCCTAAAACCGGAGCATAAACTAGGCTAACAAAGCAATCATGTAAGCGCCGCAAGGCGCGGCTGACGTGGTAGGGGTGAGAGACCTACACGTCACCATGATTGTTGAACCCGCTGTTATGATGTAGCGGGTTCAACAATCATGGGAGGTTGAACCATGCAATCACTTATCATCGGTCTAACGAGTTTCACTCTCTTCGCAATCTCACAGTCTCACCTCTTTGTTGCACTAGCGGAAAGGTTGCACCATGCTCTCAACTGAAAGTCCTAAGACCATCAAGGCCGACAAGCATGGATACCTCAACGCCATCCTGTACATGGCCCCTCATACCACGAGCGGGGTCAATCTATGTCCAAAGGCTAGCCCTGCGTGTTCCGCTTTGTGTTTGGGTTGGTTCAGCGGGCAGGCGAGCATAGTCAAGGATTTGGAGCGTGGCAGCAACAGCGCGCGCGCCGCCCGTATCCGCAAGGCTCAATGGTTCATGCGTGATCGACAAGGCTTCATGACTGCGATTGCCGACGAGATACATCGCCTGTCCAGGCGAGCATTCCGCAAGGGCAAGATGTTGTGTGTGCGCCTCAATGGCAGCACTGACATTGCATGGGAGGGCGTGCGCTTCAAGTGGCGAGGGTCACATGTGAACATCTTCGAGGTGTTCCCTGACGTTCAGTTTGTGGACTACACCAAGATTGCGGCTCGGTTCGACAAGCCCTTGCCGCGCAACTATCACCTCACGTTTAGCAGGAGCGAGACCAATGAGGCCGAAGCCCTACGCTTGCTTGGCGAAGGTCGCAATGTCGCCGTCGTGTTCGAGGAGAAGCCTTTACACTCGTGGCATGGTTACACTGTGGTGGATGGTGACGAGCATGATCTGCGTCACCTCGATCCTCGTGGCCGGTATGGGGCAGGTCTCGATCCTCTTGGCCGGTATTACGTGCATGACTTGCGCCACGGGGCAGGATACGTGATTGCCCTGTCTCCCAAAGGTAACAAGATCAAGCGGGATCAGTCTGGATTTGTGGTGCGCGACACTTACGCTCACGACACTGTTGCACGCAAGGGCGAAGTTCGCTTCGCTCACGTAGCTTGAGGAGGCTTATCATCATGCCACAATGGAACGTTGGGCGTGCCAAGGTTAGTACGCAAATGCGCTGCAAGGCGTTCGTCATGGGTTGGCAGGACGTGATCCTGTCACGTGGTTGGCGAAACGACTATGACCAGTGTCCAAGAATGCAAGGCCGGTACGAACGTGGTCGCCAGTTTGCAGTGTGGGCCATCGCCACGCAGGGCGAGTCGGTTCGCCAAATGAAAACCTTCAAGCAAGGTAACACCGTGCCGCGTTCGGCCGTGAAAGCGCTTCTTAAGGCTCACAAAGAGGGGTCCGTGTTGTGAGGCAGAGAATCAGGGAACACGTCGGCAATTACTCGACGAGTGCGGAAGCCTCGAAGGCCGCGCATGCCTATGAAGATCGTACATGGGGTTACTTCGGCAGGGCTGAAGTGGTCGAGGTGAAAGCAGACAATGGCGAACCTGTCTTTCAGGTATGGGGCGTCCGTTCCAACAGTTGCGACTGAATGTGACCTAGGGCGAAGTTCGCTTCGCTCACGTAGAAACCGATCAAGGGAGTACTGACCATGACCAACTTATCATCA